TTCGTTGGCAGTCAGCCAGGTTTCGGCATCTACCATTCGCCGCAGCTCGGCCTCATCGATGTCGGGCGCCTTGGCCTTATAGGCCGCGATGATCGCCTCCAAGGTTTGATCCAATACGTCAGCGACCCGGCGGAAGTCCTCGGCGCCCCCGCCTGCATAGGTGTATGGGTTGTGAATCATCAACATGGCGTTCGCCGCGATGACTACGCGGTGGGCACCGCACACAGCCACACTGGCGGCACTCGCCGCCAGTGCATCGATCCGGCCGGTGCAGCGCTCGCCCAGCCGCGACAGCGCGTTGTGCATGGCCAGCCCGTCGAACAGGTCACCGCCGATACTGTTGAACGCGGCGACCACCGGCGACACACCGTCGTCCATGGCGCGCAGATCCTGCACGAACTGATTGGCAGTGATGCCCCACGCGCCGATCTCGCCATAGACAAAGACTTCGATCACTCGCTCGGTGGACTCGCCACTGGCATGAACGGCGTACCAGGTCTTGTCCTTGACCTCGACGCGTTTGCCGGCGCGGTTGTAAATACGCGGTTTCGCGCTCTTGCTCATGGTTGCTCCTTGTCGTCGGTGTCTTCGACGGCATCCAGGGTGTTGTAGTTGAGGCCCAGTTCTGTGGCCCGCTTCAGATCGGCAGCGTTTTCCAGATCGACCGTTTCGGCGTCGTAGCCGGTACGCAGGACCATCTCGCTGCGCGACGAAAAACCGGCTCTCACCTCCATCGCTCGCGCCTGCACGTCCTGAACCGGCTGGATATAGGCCCAGCCTTGCGGTACCCAGCGAGTGCGAAGGTACTGGCGGCGCTTCTGTGCGTAATCGGCCAGCACCAGAACACCCGACAGCACCGCCATGTCCATCCACGCGGCCCGCACGGGGCGGCAAAGTTGATGCACGTACACGCTGAACTGCAGTTGTTCCAAGCGACGCCGAAACTCGTTGAGCACCACCCGTAATGCTCGGTCGTTGATTCCGCGCATGTCGCCGGTGAGGATCTCGTAAGGCGTACCGCTACCCGCCGCTGCAGCCATCAACTGCTGACGCATGAAGTCTGGGTAGTTGTTGCCGGCGTCTGGCGGCTTGGAGAACTCAACCTCTTCTCCCGGCCCGAGTTCCTGCATGGTGCCGGGTTCGAGCGCAACCATGGGCGTGAAGCCGTCGCGGTCCAGATCCAATAACGCGCCGGTAACCGGATCGCGTGGAGCCGGACCCGCGTCAGGCGACGGGCGCGTGATGAAACCGGCAAACAGGTTGGCCACCTCTTGGCGGAACAACACCGCGTCGTCGTAGTTGTCCAGACTGCGCAGGCGTTTTAGCACCGGCGACAATCGCGGCACACCGCGCAACTGGCCAGGTTCGACCGGTTCGAAGATGTGCAGCACCTGCGCGGCCGGGACGCGCACTAGCTGGTTGTAGCCGGCATTCAACGAGGCCGCATCACGCGGGTGCGACAGGTACATCCAATACGCTACCCGCTTGCCGCCGGGCGTGAACTCGATGCCGGCGCGGATGACGTTGCCGTTCTTGGTGCTCTCGAATTTGTCGTGCGGCACGAACTCCGGCGCCAAGATTTGCAGCTGCAGCGGAACCGCCAAACCTTCGTCCCGACTGCGAGGACGCAAGCGAACAAAGCATTCACCCGATGTTTCCACCGTGCGCGCCACCAGCGCCTGCTGGCCGTAAAAGTCGGTACGGTCATCCGCATCCGACTCATCGACCCAATCGCCCCACAGCTCCTGCAGCAGTTTGCGCAGAGCATCATCGTCGGTCGTTGGCCGAGGCGTGATGCCGGTGCCGATCAGGTTGCTGACGCGCTTGTCGATGACGTTGAAGGCGTACGGGTCGTTGCGAACCGCTGCCCGAGAACGCGACCGCAGGTTGCGCAGTGCCGGGGTGTTGATACTGTTGATCCCGTTGTCGGGCGCGTCCCAGCCAGCGGAGCGGCGCCCTTCTCCGGCGCCTTCGTAACTGGCTTTGATGTTGGACGGCAAGACGAATCCGTTACGGGTCAGCGTTGGAAACTGTCGGGCCATCAGACCCCCTTCCCTGCGTGGTACAGCCGGACCACGCGTGAACGCGGCCCGGCGGCGCTGGCCAGTGACGAGCGTATTTCTTCGCGCGCCTTGAGCAGCTCATCGACCGTGCGGTATTCCACGGTGCGGTCGGTGTAGCGCACCGTTTTCTCACCGCGTGCAATGGCCGCCTCAACTGCGTCGAGGTGCTTTTTCGTAAAGGACATATCAGCGTCTCTTCAGGTAACCGCTGGCAGAGCTGCGGCGTTGAGGGGATGCTGCTGCCGGTCGCGGTGTTGCGACCGGTGCAGCAGGTGGCGGTGCGGGTGGCGCGGTCATGGCGACAGATGACGGTTGTAATGCAATGGCAATACGTTCGCCCTGAACGGGCTTGGTAGTTGTGGCGTCATCAAACAAACCGGCCTGTGCCAGCGACTGTCGGACTCGCTCCCAATCGTGTTCCTGATACCGGTTGATGCCCAAGTAATGCGCCATGGCCAAGCAATACACCATCAGGTCGAGCGCTTCGTTGCGCTCGGCCTTGCCCTTGACCCACTCGATGCGCTTGTGACCGCGCACGTAGCGAGCGACCTTGCGTTCCGCTACGCACTGGGCGAAGAATTCGTCCGGCAGATCGTTGGCAAAGTGCAGCGACCCCGGCCCATCCGGGAATGGGTAACGGTTGTAGATCCAGTCTTTGGCGGTGTCGGTACCGACGAACCACAGCTCGGCGCCGTTGCGTTCGGTCTGGCCCTTCCAGGTCACGTCGACCATGGACGGGCGCTGAGCGATCACCGGTCTGCCCGGCTTGCTCGCCCCCTTGATGGCGAAGACGTTGCGCCAACGACGGACGCGGCAGAACTGATAAACCTCGTCGGTGTGGTGACCGCCGGAGTCGACGCCGGTGGCGAGAATCCCCAAGCCGACACCGCAGGGATGCCGATACCGCGCCTTGAGTTTCTCATCCAACACAGCCCAGGTGCGCTCGTCGGCCGGGTCGCCCCAGATGATCTGGTGATCCACCACCCAGCGTTCCATGCCGACGCCGAAGCCCATCACCATCAGCTCCAGGCGGTTGGCCTGGACGTCGACGGCGCCGGTCAGCATCAGCACGCCCAGCGGCATCGCGCCGAGGGTGTAGGTTTCCAGACGCGCCCGAGCAATCAACACTTCCGCCTTGGTCTGTTCAAGCGCGCTGTCCCAGACCTTCGCCAGACGGGTGTTGTAGAACACCTGCATCAGGCTGGTATCACCTTGCGACTGGGCTTTTTTCGCGTCCTCAAACTCGACGGCGAGCGAAGCCCAATCCATCCAGCCCGTCGGCGAGTACAGGGCGCTCAGATGAAACCCCACGGTCTTGCCATCACCACGACCATGAGCGCGCCACTCACCTCGGGCGAGCATGTCGCTTTTGTGGTGCTCCTCGATCAGCACGTCGCACTCCGGGGCGGCGCACTCGTAATGCACGGTGGCGTAGTCCGCGCTGTAGTGCAGCCGCTCCCACTCCAGCACCTGCATATGGCCGCAGGTGGGACACGGCACGTAGTAGTGACGCTGGTCGCTGGACTCGAACAGATCGGCGATACGCGAGGCGCCCTTGATCGTCGGCGAGCTGGAAAAATAGATCTTGGCGTTGCGGCCAAAGTTGGTCGCCCGCGTTTCGGCCAGCCGGATGGGATCACCCTCCTGACCGACATCGTTTTCCCAACGATCCACTTCGTCGCCGTAGATGTAGCGCGCGGACAACTCCGAGAGGTTGGCTGCGGAACCGGCGGTAGTAACGTACAGCGAACCACCTTCGAATTCCTTGGTGTCCATCGTATTGCGTGCATCCCGCGAGCGACTGGTCGCCACGCGTTCGCGCAGCACCGGGGTGGCCTTGATGGTCTTGCTGATCCGCCCAGATACGCGCTTGGACAATCCAAGGCTGGGCAGCAGGGCCAGGATGTTCGACGGCGCCATGTGGATCAGGCCACCCATCCAATTCAGGGCAATCTGGGTTTTCATCAACTGCGAGGCCACCATGGTGACCACGCGCCTGCAAGGGTGAGCCGGCGACAGGCAACGCATCGGCTCGCGGGCATAAGGTGTCCGCGAGGTGCGGTACTGGCCTGGCTCCGGGGCGCCGGTGTCTCGCGGGATTCGCATGTACTCGTCGGCCCATTCATCGATCCAGAGATCGGGATCAGGGCGCAGTCCACGGAAGTAGTTCTCACGGTACACCTTTGCACCGTCAGAAAATTCCGTGTGCATGGCTTCAATCCGCTGTCAGGGCATGTTCAAGATCCGCTGAAGAGAGGCGCTCGGCTTCTTCAAGCGTCCGACGGATTGTTGCCGTCAGGTGTTTTTCGATTTGCCAGGGATCCGTCATCGCCGCCAAGTCATAGGACAGTTGCGGCAGCGGTCCAAACAACTGGTCGCGCAACAATCGGCCAGCATCGTAGGCGCCGGTCTCGACTGCCTCCCTAGACACCAACGAACCTTGCGCCTTGCCAAGTTCGATCTCGGCCAGCTTGGCCATGTTGTGCTCGCGCAGTGCGCGGGACTTTTGATAGTCGGGGTGTTTGCCGTCGACTGGTATCAGTTGCGGCGGCGCAGCCGTGGAAGTCGGCTCGGTCAGGGGGGACAGTTGGCTGTAAACGTCACGCTGAATCCGATCTTGTTGGTGACGATCGGCGACAGCGGCCTTGCTGGGGTCGCTGGTTTTATCGAGCAGCGCCTCAGTGGCTTCCAAGTCGATCTTGCCGTTTGCGGTAAGCACCAGCCGATCCTGACTGGCCAATTTTGAAACATAGGATTTGGCCCACCCGCGCCGGGCCGCAAACTCCGTTTTGCTGATGATTGTCATGGTTAATTTCTCCAGTTCACCCGCGAGTTCACCTGTTCACCTCAGTTCACTAAGCTGGTGAACCGTCCGCTAACACAGTCCCGCGGGTTTCCGACCCCGTACCCACCGAATAACCTCAGGGTCCCCGGCGGTTTCAGGCCTGGCCGCCACCATTCGGCGGGACATCGCACACGCCAAGCCGCTTGGCAGCCCAGCGTTCGTACAACCCGATAGCAACATCCGCGCCCGCCATCGCGGTGAGGCAACCCAAGGCGCCCGCCGTCCACAGCGACATCCCGGCAGCAATCATCAACATCATCGCCGTCACCCCGCAGACAATGCAGGCACCCGACCGAAGCGCGAGCCTGCGCAACAATGCCCAGCCACGTGCCCCATCCTTGTCC